ATCGACAATGTCTCCCCAATGCAGTCCAAGCTTCACGAAGACAGTCCATTTACAGCCAGACCGGTCAGTAACTAACCCGATGGCAGCCAAACGATCCAAAGTGCTCCGAGGGGCAACTAAACCAAGGCTTCAGTCGGTACCTATCAAGGGCAGCACTAAGCTTCAGGATATTAAGGACCTCTGCGAGATTATCAAGATGCCTTTATTGCCGTGGCAAGAGTATGTCCTCAAAGATATGCTCACGGTGGATAAGAAGGGGCATTTTATTCGTAAGACATCGCTGCTGCTTATCGCTCGTCAGAACGGAAAGACTCACCTAGCTCGTATGCTCATCTTGGCCCATCTAATCAAGTGGGAGACCAACGTTCTGATCATGTCCTCAAATAGAAGCATGGCTCTAGATACCTTTCGACAAGTAACTCAAATATTGGAGAATAATGACCACCTCAAAGGATTCGTCAAGCAAATCCGTCATGCAAATGGAACAGAATCTATTGAAATGCTATCTGGAGCAAGGCTTGATGTTGTTGCGGCAACTAGAGACGGCTCTCGCGGCAGATCTGTCAATGGACTCTTATTTATCGACGAGCTCAGAGAAATCACTGAAGAGGGATACCGAGCTGCAATTCCAACGACTAGAGCGCACCCAAATTCTCACACGCTTCTGTGCTCGAATGCAGGAGACGCTTTCTCAACAGTTTTAAACGGAATGCGCGAACGCGCCTTAGAGAATCCACCAAAGTCATTCGGCTTCTATGAGTACAGCGCTCCGCAGTATTGTAAAATCACAGATAGAAGCGGTTGGGCTCAAGCGAACCCAGCACTCTCATACACAGTTAGCGAGGAAGCACTTGAAGAAGCTGTTGCAACTAGCCCGATTGAAAACACTCGAACTGAATTATTGTGTCAATGGATCGATTCTCTCAGTAGCCCTTGGCCTCATGGAGTTCTTGAGGATACTTCCGACTCCTCGCTCACGATTCCAGTCGGCGGCTATACAGTCTTTGCTTTCGATGTCAGTCCGTCTCGCCGCAATGCAAGCCTCGTTGCTGGTCAGATACTCCCTGACGGCAGAATTGGCGTGGGAATACTCCAGACATGGGAGTCGCAAATATCGGTTGACGACCTTAAGATCGCTGCTGAAATCAAAGGCTGGGCTGACCAGTATCGACCACGCCAAATCTGTTTTGACAAATATACAGCGCAATCAATCGCAGACCGATTAAGTAATGCCGGACAGATAACGATGGATATCTCGGGTGCTGCCTTCTATCAGGCGTGTGGAGACCTGCTCGATAGTCTGGTCAATCATCGTCTCGTTCATGCAGGACAAGAAAATTGGATCCAGCAAATGAATAACTGCGCAGCTAAAACCAACGACAGTTCTTGGAGAATCGTCAAGAGAAAATCAGCCGGAGATGTATCGGGTGCAATCTCTACAGCTATGGTTGTCCATCAATTAGTTAAACCACAACAGATAGCGGCTATCTACTCAGAATGACCTACATGTAGTGTATAATTGCCCTCTATGGGTCTCTTTACGCGTAAGCCACAAATCTTAGAAGCACAGCTCGCGCCGCAAGTTATGGGCGAGAACCTTCCATCGCTTTACAACGCGATGTTCCTACGAGTCTCACGCAAAGATGCCATGTCGGTTGCCAGCGTGGCTAGAGCTCGTAACCTTATCTGTGGAACTGTCGCTGGGATCCCTCTTGAGTATTACAACAAGAAAACTGGCGAGAAGATTGGTTCACCTCGCTGGGTTAATCAGCTTGCAAAGAATCAGCCATCATTTATAACAATCTGTTGGATCGTCGACTCGCTCCTTATGTATGGGGTCTCATATCTCAGAGTCACCGAGAGGTATCAGGAAGACAATCGCCCAGCCGCGTTTGAATGGATTGCAAATTCTCGCGTTACTTTCACAACCGACCTTGAAGGCATCATGGTCACTCAGTATTATGTAGATGCAGCTCCGATTGATATGAATGACATTGTCACCATCCAAGGATTCGACGAAGGCGTATTAGAGCGCGCAGGTCGCACAATTCAGGCAGCAATCGACGTCAACAAAGCCATGCATACTTCAGCAGCCACTCCGATGGCGTCTGGCATATTAAAAAACACAGGGGCCGACCTTCCACCTAACGAGGTCTCTGGCCTTCTTGCAGCTTGGAAGCGCAGCCGTCAAAATAATTCAACGGCATATTTAACGAGCACTCTTGAGTTTCAACCGGTTCAATTTTCACCCAAGGAAATGCTCTACGCGGACAGCATTCAATCACTTTCGACTGAAATCGCTCGCGCAATGAACGTTCCTGCTTACATGCTCAGCTCTGATGCCAACACATCTATGACATACTCCAATATTCAAGATGAACGCAAGCAGTTCTTCGCTCTATCCATCGAGCCTTATATCCAAGCGATCCAGTCACGTTTATCCATGGATGACATCTCGACTTCAGGCCATGAGGTTCGCTTTGCGGTATATGACACATTCCTCAAGCAAGATCCTCTAGCAGAGCTCGAAGTAATTGAGAAGATGCTTACCCTTGGTTTAGTAACTCCAGAACAAGCTATGGAAATGACAGATTTAACTCCTAACGGAAGCGAAGGACTAAGTTAATGGAACAACTAATAATCGAAGCAGCATCAATCGAGTGCTCTGAAGAGCGACGCGAAATCTCAGGCAAGATCGTGCCAATGGGTACAGGCGAAATTGGGAATACCAATATGGGCGGCGTCGTATTCGAGGCAGGCTCCATCGACATTGCTGATGTATCAAAGATTCGCCTCTTGTCGCAACACGACATGAAGAAGCCAGTTGGTCGCATGATTGCGGCAGAGACTCGCGCAGACGGAATCTATGCAACCTTTAAACTCTCTAGATCAACCGGCGGTAATGACGCTTTGATTCAGGCACAAGAAGGACTTGTATCAGGTCTGTCTGTAGGCGCAGAAGTAATCGCATCAAAGCCATCAAGAGATGGACATATTGTTGTATCAAAGGCTTCCTTGAAGGAAGTCTCACTAGTTACAGAAGCTGCATTCAAGTCAGCAGCGGTCACAGAAATTCGCGCAGAGGAATCGCCTCTCGTCGAAGAAACCCAACCAGAAAGCGAGCCACAAGTGGAAGAATCAACCACTCCGGTAGAAGCTCCAGCAGTTGAAGCAGCGGCAGTAGAAGCGGCTCGCCCAACAGTTGCAGCATCACACTATACAAAGGAGCGCACAGCTCCAATTTCATCAGCACAATACCTCGAAGCATCAATGAAGGCAGCACTAGGCGATGACGAAGCTCGTCGCACAGTTCGCGCAGCAGATGACAGCACTACAACAAACACAGGTTTGACACTCCCGTCACATCTCAACACTTTCATCACAGATACATTTACAGGTCGACCAGCATTTGAAGCAGCTACACGCGGTTCACTTGCAGGCATCGACGGAATGTCATTCACAGTCCCTCGACTTTATACAAACGCCTCAACAGCTGACGTTGCACCAACAGTCGCAGACACAAACGAAGGATCAGCGCCATCAGAAACTGGGATGACCTCAGCTTATGACACGATCTCAATCGAGAAGTTCTCAGGTTTACAACGTGTGAGCTTCGAGCTCGTTGACCGCAGTTCTCCTGCCTTCATGGAACTTATGATGGCTGAGTTGCGTAAAGCGTATGAGAAGGCAACTGATGCAGCGCTTCTTGCAGCATTCGTAGCTAACGGAACAACAGCAGCTACAACAGCAGCAACAGCAGCAGGACTTCAGTCATTCGTGTCTGTAGAAGGCGCAGCAGCATACAAGGGTACAGGCGGAGATTTCGCTAATAAGCTTGTAGCATCAACAGATCAGTGGGCTGCGATTGCAGGCTACGCAGATTCAACAGGCCGCGCGCTGTATTCAGCACAGGGTGCAACACAGAACGCATCAGGCAACGCAGTAGCAACTTCGGTTGTTGGTGGCGTACTTGGTACAGACCTAATCGTGGATCACAACATCTCTACTTCAGGAATTGTTGACAACTCAGCATTCCTAGTAGCGCCAGCTTCTGTGTACACATGGGAGTCCCCAACAACTCAACTAAGAGTTAATGTTTTGACTAGCGGAGAAATTGAGATCAACCTCTATGGTTATTTAGCAATTTACCTTGCGAAGTCAGGCAAGGGCGTTCGTAAGTTCAACCTTACATAATAGCAATACCCTAAGTCGCTAGAGGGGGCTGCCAGAGCCCTTGCAGCTCCCTCTAGTCTTTAGAAAGGATTACAATGGCAATCACAAGCATCGCAACTCTTAGAACCGCGCTTGGAATCGGCACACTATACAGTGACTCTATTTTGACCGAGGTTGTAAATGCTTCTGATGATGTCTTGTTGCCTTTTCTATGGACTAACACGACTCCAACCGTAGCCCACAGTAATGTTGGCACAGTTGGAACTCTTTACTTTAATGACTATGTGCAAGATGTATTTTATGTAGGTCAGTCAGTTGTGATTACTAAATCTGGAACTAAGTTCAATGGGACTAAGACAATCACTGGCGTTGGCGAGAAAAGCATTACCGTAACAACCACACACACTAGTGATAATCAGTATCACCCAATTAACCCGTACGGTCAGGTCGCAGCGGATACCTATGTGGACTACACAACCATTGCCGCTATTCAAGAGGCAAGCCTTATGATTTGTGTATCTATCTGGACTGCTCGCCAGACCAACTCAGGCAACGGCATGAATCCAGACGGATCTATGGGCAACCTTTACTCGATGTCCTCACAGCTTATATCTCGCGTTCGTGGCTTGATTGCACCATATCTTAGCCCTAACTCTATGGTGGGCTGATGCCAGCAATAACTACCCTCAGAAGCACCATCGCAGCGGCCCTAGCTGATAACACAAAATACAGCGTATTTGCATTCCCACCTGCAACCCCTATTGCGAACTCAATAATTTTAACCCCAGCGGATCCTTACATTGTTCCGACCAACAACGATAGAACTTCTGTAGCTCCTATGGCTATGTTCCGCTTACAGATACTTGTACCCCTTCTAGACAATGAGGGAAACCTTGCTGGCATGGAAGATGACATAGTTCGAGTATTTCAATTACTAGATGCCTCAAGCATTGTGTTTAACGTGGGAAGCGTAAGCGCTCCCAGCGTTCTATCAATTGCTTCAGGAGATTTACTGGTCTGCGATATTGCGATCAGTACCCTAACGGAATGGAGTTAAATCATGACCGATTTAGCACAATGGGAAAAAGAGAACGAAGCGTTCCTGATTAAAA